GAATGCGTGTACCATGCTGCACATGAGAATTTTGTTCCCAAGGCCTGTGTTTATATCGCCGCTCATGCGACACCCTTTGGTACGATATCTAACCAGTTCTCCAGTTGGTAGTAAGGCCGATCCAGTGTTGGATAATTGCCATTTCAATAGTTGTTCCAACTGTTGATCCCCAGGAAAACACGCTTTATAAAAGGTGTGTTCGAATTTGAGGGCATCCACGCTACAATGCTGATCGAATCTACTCGCATCTAGCCCGATCCCTATTGGGTTCTGGTACTTGCGCCACTTGTGGGCGATGGCTCTCCCTTGAGCCCTGTTATCCAAACCTGACAAGACGGTTTTCTCTTTGAAAACGTCATCTATGGAATCCAACATCTTCTTCTCGTTTAACCTGAGATATTGTCCTATACAAAGATTATATCTCTTAGATCGAGGTTGAATCGTGCGAGGCACGGGATCCTTGGTGTCACACTCAAGTTTCTCGACTTTAATGAATGCTTGCACCTTGGAATCTCTCCATTGAACAGGTTTCTTATCCAAAGAATCAGCCGCTTTTTGATACAATTTCCTCTTTTCAGAAGAATAGCAAGCAACGACGTCATCTATGGAGGATTTGAGCACTTGACCCTTATGAGACAATTTCCTCAACCACTCGTCGCGGAAGTAGGAAATGGAGTCAAATGCATTTTGGATTGGTTTGGGAGGCACTACTAACTCTCCCGCAGCGTTCTTTACACGGAACACCCTGCGTTCGAGGCTAACTATCATATTATGTAGGGAGGTTTGATGAACACAAACCCTCAAGCCCGCACTAACAGCAGGCAACCCTACGACTCTCTTACTTTTCATGACTCTACTGGCCCGCTTCTCAGCTACCCTGATTTCCGGGATGCCTAAAATAGGATATGGGGCATCTTCAACCGGAAAGCTGAGTGGACCGCCTAAAAATCCTCAAGGGATTTGAACCCAGCAACAGCTTTGTTCTCACGAACTGCTGTCACCAGAGTTCTTCTGGCTTGACTCTTTGGATTGTAGGCGAGCTTGACACTGTCTAGGGACTTCTGGTCAGGTGTCATGGAAAGATATGCTGCGGTGTATACCAATGTCCTCGTGTGGTGTTCATTTATTTTGAACTCACCACAGATATCACTGGCAGTTGCTCTGACTGCAGCTTCATCTATCAATCCCATGTTATCCCCGAAAATGGCATGGCGATTTCTGATCCTCGTTTCAACAGCTTTTATAGCCGCTGTCATCATGCCTGGTCGCACTCGTTTGATGTGCTTCCTAGCGGCACTCCTTTGGAGTTTCATCACACCTTTGTCATCCTCCTTGTACACTTCTTCGTCAAAATACTGGTTGACGGAAGTGTCCAATTCCAGACAGTCTTCCAATTTGGATTCTGGGGTTTCACTGCAGAGGTCGCCGACTACGCGTTCCATCTGCTCCGTGTAATGTGGCAT